CCATCGTCGACTCCAGACTCTAAACTTCACACTTTCTGACAATGTGCAAACCTGTGGATAAGTCACTTAACTCCTTGATTCCTTTTGCACGTTGTACTTTGACATATATGCACGTTGTACCGCACACGCTAAAAATCTGAAAAACACCCAAAAACACACTCAACTCCATGATCCTCCTACGTAATCGCCCTGCACGTTGTACCGCACGTTGTACCCCGTTTTGCACGTTGTACCGCACACGCACACTCTCCCTATAGGGGAGGTGTGTGCGCTGTGCAATGTGCGCCGCGGGCAAAGTGCAACTAGCCAGGGATCAAGAGCTCGTAAAGACGGAGGCATCGGGTAGTGCTCGATAACCGATTAGATTTTCTCATCAGTTGAGAAAAACTAATGTGTGTTAGTGCTCGCTATCGGCAAACTGATGTGCTGACAATATGTATTATGTAACATCGGTCTAATACGCCAGCAATATCAATGGCATGGAATTGGCGACTACGAAATGTCGCCTGAAATGGCACGCCAGGTGCGCCTGCATGGATCAAAAGAGCTCGCGCCGGCCGCGCTCGAGCAGGTCGAAATAGACCGGGGTGGGGTGGCGGCACCCCTCGGATCCGCCGCCGGCGCAGTGACGCCTGTTCCACGAATCTTTCGCGGCTTGGTTTTTTGAAACTCGGGCATGATAACCTAGGTATGGTGGACGCGAATGATTCTCAAGTAGCTGAGATTGACCCGGTGGAAGTGACGTTGGCGCTCTCGGGGATGTTGCCGGCTGACAAGGTTCAGGGGCCGGCGATGAAGCGGTTGACGGAGAGGCAGCAGATGTTCGTGGTGGCGTTGTTGGACTTGGGGTGCAGCCATGCGAGGGCGGCGCGGGCTGCTGGGTACTCGACGAGCTCGGAGTTGTACCTGCGGGTGCAGGGGTTCAGGCTTGCGCACAATCCGGTGGTGCAGGCGGCGTTGCTCGAGGAGGCGAAGAAGCGGGTGACGGCTGGGACGGCTGCGGCGGTGAATCTGGTGATGCGGGTGATGGGGGATGAGAAGGTGGCGGACAAGGTGAGGCTGAAGGCTGCGGAGATGATCCTTGACCGCGGTGGGCTGCACGGGGTGCATGAGGCGAGGCAGACTGGGGATGGGGAGGGTGGGGGGCGCGCGGAGAAGATGCTGCGCCTCGCGATGCTGGCGAAGCTGCTCGGTGTCGACCCGCGGCAAGTGATGGGGAACCTGGCTGATGGGCTGGTTGGGGATGAGAAGTTGATCGAACAGAACCCGGCGGCTGACGTGGACCTGACTTCGGGCGGGTCCGCTCCCGTTCCTGCCACGCAGCCTGCCGGGGTTGTGGACGACGAATCGGAAACCGGCGCGTGAGGGGCGCACTCTTCCCCCTCCTCCCCCTAGCGCTCTTCGCGCGCCGGCTACCGTGAGCAAACCAGCGAAGAAACTCACCCTCGACGAAACGCTCGAGGCGATGGAGTTTGCGGTGAAGATGCGCCGGGAGGAGAAGATGGCCTTCTTCCGGCCGTACCCGAAGCAGGCGAAGTTCTTCGCACTCTCGGGGGCGAAGCGCGAAGTGGCGCTGATCGCGGCCAATCAATACGGAAAAACTGATGCCGGCGCCTTTGCCGCGACGTGCCACCTGACGGGGCTCTACCCGAAGTGGTGGCAGGGGCGGAAGTGGAACCGGCCCACGCGCGGCTGGATCGCCGGTGAGACTTCGCTCGTCGTGCGAGACGTGCAGCAGAGGAAACTGTGCGGGGAGCCTGGGGTGGATTCGGCGTTTGGCACGGGCATGATCCCGAAAGAATGCTTCACCGACAAGCCCTCGCTCGCCCGCGGCATTACGGACGCCTACGACACGATCCAGGTGAGGCACGCTTCAGGCGGGGTGTCGATCGGGAGATTCAAGTCCTACGAGCAGGGGCGAACCAAGTTTCAGGCCGAGACCCTTGACTGGGGCTGGGCGGACGAGGAACCGGACGAGGATCTGTACGCGGAGTTCCTGACGCGCATTGCCGAGGGCGGGGTGCTCTTCTCCACCTTCACGCCGTTGAAGGGGCGATCGAAGGTGGTGCTGCGATTTACTGACGAGCCATCGCCCGACCGGGGGTTTGTCAACGCGACGCTCGAGGAAGCCGAGCACTTTTCCAGGGAGGAGAAGGCGCGGCGCATGGCGGGCTATCTCGCCCATGAGCGAGACGCGCGCGGCCGCGGCGTGCCGCTCCTTGGTTCGGGCGCCGTCTACCCCTTCGGCATGGACGCCATTCGGGAAGCCGGCATCCCGCCATCCTACCTGCCGCTCCAGTGGACAAAGCTCTGGGGGATCGACTTCGGGATAGACCATCCCTTCGCCGCGGTGCTCTCGGCCTGGGACAAGGACAACGACTGCATCCACATCATCGCCGCCTTCAGGATGAGCGGGGTAGGGGCATCGGTAACGCCAATAAATCATGCGGTTGCCATGAAGCAGATCGCCGCCGCGGTGCCGGTGGCCTGGCCGCACGATGGGCACCAGCGCGACAAGGGCTCGGGGGAAGAGCTCGCCGTCATCTACCGCGGGCAGGGGCTTTCCATGCTTGCGGACCATGCCGCCTTCGAGTCGGGCGGATACTCGCGCGAGGCGGCGGTGCTCGAGATCACCGAGCGCGCCATGAGCGGGAGGTTCAAGGTGGCCGAGCACCTGTCGGAATGGTTCAGCGAGTTCGGCTTCTACCACCGCAAAGACGGCGTGATCGTGCGCCAGAACGACGATCTCATGAGCGCGACCGAGAAGGTCATCATGGCGAAGAGATTCGGGCGCCCGGTGCCCCTTGGGAGCAAGGTGAAGCCCCGGCGCCTGGGGCTCATCGCAGCCGGAGTGGACGATGAACACTTCGGGATGTAGGATGCGCGGCTAACGTGGCAATCTCCTCAAAGAACGCGATGCTCTCGGCCGGGGCAATCGACCTCGGTCTCGGGGATGCGCTGAAGACGCAATTGGAAGACCAGGAAGAAGAACGGAAAAAACGCCTGAAGGCGCAACAGATGGCGCAGCAGCAACAGCAGGCCGGCGGCTTGAACCCAGGCACCATGAGCCTCTACGCGGGCGCCGGCGGATACAACATTTGAACATCGCGCTCCACCTCAAAGCGGTAGCCGCGGGCCGACTTCAAGATGCTTCGATGCCAGCAGCGGGGAGCGTTGGACATTACACCGCCAATCGAGCAGACCGCGGCACTTCCTTCTAGATGACCTACGACCTTCCTGCGCTACCGAGAATCCCAAGCGCATACGAAGAGGACATCGTAAACGACGCGCTGCGGCGCTTCTCGCAACTCACGACGTGGCGTAATACTTTTGCGGCGCAGTACGAGGAGATCGCGGAGCTCATAGACCCGAACTCTCGCAATACGTTTTACGTCGGGAACTTCAACTGGCCGGGGCAGAAGAAGACCGATCGCCAGGTCGACGCCTCCGGCATGATGGCGCTTTCTCGCTTTGCCGCGATCTGCGATTCACTCTTAACGCCGCGTAACATGACGTGGCATGGTCTCGCTGCGGACGACGACTACGTGATGAAGGACCGAGCGACGAGGCTATGGTTTGAGCAGGCGACGCGCGTTCTTTTCAGGCTGCGCTACGCGGCGCACGCCGGGTTCACTGGGCAGAATATCGCCTGCTATCGGAACTTGGGCGCCTATGGAACGCCAGGCATGTTCATCGACGAGTTCGACAACACGAACTATCCGTGGTCGAAAGGCATTCGCTACAAGGCAATCCCGATGGGCGAGCTCTTCATTCAGGAGAATCATCAGGGGTTGGTTGACGGCTTCATCCGCTGGTTCAAGTTGACGGCGCGGCAGGCATACCAGAAATGGGGCGACATCATCCCCGAAGTTCTTCACACGCCTCTCAAAGCCGATAGCGAGTTTCCCTACAACTTCATTCATTGCGTGTGGCCGCGGAGTGACTACGACCCGGAACGTCTCGACTCCAAAGGCAAGATATACGGCAGCTACTACATCTCGCTCGAGGGGCGGTGCCTTTTGTCCGAGGGCGGATACCGCAAGTTCCCAGCAGCGATCTCGCGTTACTCTCAGGCACCAGGCGAAGTCTACGGTCGCTCCCCCGCGATGGATGTGTTGCCTTCGTTGAAGACACTTAACGCGCAAAAGAAGACGCTGCTGAAAGTGGGGCACCGCGCGGGAGATCCGGTGCTCCTCACGGCGGATGACGGCATTGTGGACTTGAGCCTGCGGCCGGGTGCGCTGAACAAGGGCGGAGTCACTGCTGATGGCCGGGAGCTCGTCAAGGTTCTTCCTACCGGAGACCCGAAGATCACGAAGGAAATGATGGCGGAGGAAAAGTCCCTCATCAACGACGCCTTCTTCGTCACGCTCTTCCAGATCCTCACCGAGACGCCGCAGATGACGGCGACCGAAGTGATCGAGCGCACGAACGAGAAGGGCATCCTGCTCGCGCCCACGGTCGGCAATCAGCAGTCAGGTTATTTGGGGCCGATGATCGAGCGCGAGCTCGACGTTGCCTCTGCCATTGGCGAACTACCGCCGCAACCGCCGCGGCTGAAGGAAGCGAAGGGCTCCTACGTCGTGGTCTACTCTTCGCCGCTCTCACGCGCGATGCGCTCTCAGGAAGCGGCCGGCTTCATCCGCACGGTGGAGACGGTGAAGGAGTTGGTCAACATCACGCAGGATGCGAGCCTTCTCGATCCGTTCGATTTCGACACAGCCATTCCGGCGATCGCGGAGATTCAGAATGTGCCGGAATCGTGGATGGCGGACATTGGCAAGATGCAGCAGAAGCGCCAGGCTCGAGCGCAGGCCCAGAAGAAGCGCGATGCGATCACAGCCGCGCCAGCGCAAGCTGCGATGATGAAGGCGCAGGCCGTGCAGGCGAAGGCTGGCTTGGTGCCACCGGCGCAGGCTCCGGCGGCGCCAGGTGCGCCATTGCCGCAGCAACTCCAGGGCGCATGACATGGGCGCGAGCGAGATGTTCAAACCGACGATCGACTTCCTGCGCAGACGCCGCATTTCCTACAAGCTCACCTTCGGCACGAACAGACTTGCACGAACGCTGCGCGAGGCGTACCGCAAGGTGTTTCTGCACTACGCAGGTCAGGCGGTGCTCGCCGATCTTGCGACGTTCTGCCGTGCGCATGAGACCTGCGTCGTCGCGCGAAGGGGCCAGCCGGTCGACATCCAGCGTTCGCTCGTTCTAGAGGGCAGACGGGAAGTCTGGATTCGCCTGCAAGACCACCTAAATTTGAACGATTCGCAACTTCACGCGATTTATTCAGGGCAGCAATTCCCCATGACAACCGAAGGAGAAGACGATGGCCGATGACGCAGCGGCAGCAGCCGCCGCAGCCGCAGCAAGTGCAGCAGCCGCAGCCGCGACGAAGCCTTGGTTCCAGACAGTACCCGGCATCGACGAGACGACCATCGGCCATCTGACGAACCAGGGCTGGGACAAGAAGTCCGCTGGAGAAGCGGCGGTCGCAGCAGTGAAGGCGTGGAAGGAAGCCGAGAAGTTCGTCGGCGCCCCGGCAACGCAACTCCTGCGGGTGCCAAAGGATGCTGGAGATGAGGCCGGCTGGAACACGGTCTGGTCGCGGCTCGGCAAGCCGGCGGACGCGAAGGAATACAACTTCGCCGACATCAAGTTCTCGGATGGTACGCCCCTCGAGGAGAACTTTGCCACCATGATGCGCGACACTGCGTTCAGGTTGCATCTTCCAAAGGATGCGGCGGCCGAAGTGACACGGGCGTTCGCCAAGTATCTCGATGCTGCAGAGACCTCGGAAAACACCGAGAAGCAAGCGAAACTCGTCGAGCAGAAAGCGGCGCTGAAAAAGAACTGGGGTCCGAACGAGGCTGCGAATATGTTCGTCGCGCAGCGCGCCGCGGCTGCTCTCAACATCGCGCCGGAGACTGTCTCGGCCCTGGAAGGCGTGGTTGGTTACGACAAGATCATGGAGATGTTCCGCCAGATCGGGTCAAAGATCGGCGAGGACAAGTTCATCACCAGCACGCAGGGCGGCGGGGGTGGCGCGATGACGCTGGAGCAGGCGGTCGCGCGAAGGGCCGAGCTCATGGCCGACCAGGCGTGGACGAAATCGTATCTCGCCGGTGACGCCG